GAACTCATGACTGACTACAGCGATTACGAAGAGCAGCGGCGCATTTTGATCGAGTACCTGCACGTCATGATCGCGCGGTGTGACTGGCACGGCGTGGCGGACGTAGCGATGGACCTGCGCGAGATGGAAGCCGAACAGCGTGGTGCGAAATGAACCGAGACGAGATCCTAAAGATCGCTGCCGAGGCCGGAGCGTTTTGGGAGCTATCTGAAACGCCAGAAAAAGATGTGGCTTTTCTGATGCGAGTTGTAGAACGCGCTACGGAGCCACTGCAAGCCCGGATCAAAGATCTGTATTGCCAGCTTGGTGAGGCCGAGAAGCAATTAGATGAGCAGTACGCAATGGGCATGAAATACAAGCTCGATGAGTGCATCCTGATGCTTGAGCGTTTGTATGAACGGTCCGGCGAACAATACAAACAGTATTTGCACGCAGCCAAAGTGCTGAAGGGGGAGATATGAGCAAACACACACCGGGACCGTGGGAGGTTGTAGACCTGCCGCACGGCATCGTTGTCAGAACTGAGTCACCAAAGAAAACGCGCTTTGGCGCAAGCCGCTATGCGGCCATCGGTGGTTTTGACCGAGCCGAACCTGACCAGTTTGCGGAGGCGATGGCCAACGCCCGCCTGATAGCATCCGCGCCAGATATGTTGGAGGCGCTGGAAACAATCGTCGCAACAGAGCGCGACCGTCACGGGTATCACCCAGCATGGACGGATCAGGCCCGAGCCGCCATCGCAAAAGCACGAGGTGAGGCATGAGCATCGAGGCAATGAAGCAGGCGTTGGATGTTTTGATCGAAATAAATAAGCTAAGTATTGGCGAAGACGCTGTAGTTGCTCTGCCGGGTGAGATCGACGGAGCGATGGACAGCCTCCGCGCTGCCATCGAGCAGGCTGAGAAGCCGGTGGCGTGGATGTACGACTTCCTGGCAGACAACAGAGACGAAGTGATCCGGGACTGGGTTACGCAATCGCAAGAGGACATTGCACGAGAGAACGGTTTCAACGTGCGACCGCTCTACGCCGCACCGCGTCAAGAGTACTACGACCAGACCACGCTGGAGTTGTGCAAGGAGTGCGGCTGGCGAGCCATGATCCCCGGTGATGGCTGCTTGCTCTGTGCGCGGCAGAAGGCGAAGCCGGTGGCCTACGCTGACAGCAGAATCCACGGCTGGCCGGACTGTTTTGTGATGGAGCCAGACCCACCGCATACGGTGCCGCTGTACACAGAGCCGAGAGAATGGGTCGGGCTGACGGATGAGGAGATCAGCGATTTGTGGTGCAAGATTAGCAACACAGACTTTGTAACGGCAGACACTCATGTGTTTGCCCGCGACATCGAAGAAAAGCTGAAAGAAAAAAATGCGGCTTAGACCTTACCAAGACGAAGCCGCTGACTTCCTCTACGCCAACGACCGCGCGCTGGTGCTGGCGCCAGTCGGCGCAGGCAAGACCGCGATCACGTTGACGGCCATGCACGCGATGCTGACCGATGGCTACGCCTCGCGCTTTCTGGTGCTCGCGCCGCTTCGCGTCGCGCAGTCGGTCTGGCCGGACGAGGCGCGCAAGTGGGTGCCCAAGCTCAAGCTTGCGGTCGCAGTCGGCTCACCTGCGCGGCGCTTGGCGGCGCTTCACGGCAACACGCAGGTGGTGGTCACCAACTACGACAACCTGCAATGGCTCGCCGAGCAAGACATGAACTTTGATGCCGTGGTGTTTGATGAGCTGACGCGGCTGAAGAACTCCAGCGGCAAGCGGTTTAAGGCGCTTTCAGCCGTCATCGACCCCATGCAGATCCGGTGGGGGCTGACGGGTAGCTTTACCAGCAACGGTTTGGAAGACGTCTTCGGTCAATGCAAGATCGTTGACCAGACTATGCTGGGGCGCAGCAAAGGCGCGTTCCAGCAGCAATACTTCTTTTGCGTCAACCGTGACTACGGCGATTACGTGGCGCTGCCAGGCGCACTTGAGGCGGTCATGCAGCGCATTAAGCCGTGGACGTATGTGCTGGAGCCTGGCGAGTACCGCGACCGACTGCCGCCGCTTCACACGGTGCTGCTTGAGCAGACCATGCCGATGGACGACTACCGCGAGATGAAGCGCGAGATGGCGCTGATCTACCCCAACGCCGAGGTGATCGCGGCCAACGCCGCAGCGGTCACAAGCAAGCTGCAACAACTCGCCAGCGGGTTTGTCTACGACACCGACAGACAAACGATCTGGATGTCTTTGCACAAGCTGGACGCGATCGAAGACCTGCACGACGAGAACCAACGCGCGCCGATGCTGGTCTGGTATCAGTACAAGGCCGAGCTTGCGGCGCTCAAGGCGCGCTTTCCACGCCTGCAAACGCTCGACAACGACGACAGCATCCTGCGGTGGAACGCCGGTCAGATCGAGATGCTGGCGGCCCACCCGGCCTCGGCCGGGCACGGGCTGAACCTGCAAGGCCAATCGCGCATGGTTTGGATGTCGCTGCCGTGGTCGCTGGAGCTGTACGAGCAGGCGGTAGGCCGACTGCACCGTGGCGGCCAGACGCGCGACGTCTGGAATTATGTGCTGCAGACCAAGGACACGATCGACGAGACGATCTGGAGCGCACTGCACGACAAACGTGAGCTGGCGTCGCTGGCACTGGAGGCATTGAAGTGAACCGATGGAATGAGAAGTTAAAGGCCGCCCGGTCAGAGGCGCGCATACGGCAGCGTGAGTTCAACGCCGCCCAACGCGCGCTCAACCGGGTGCTTGTGGACATTGCGAAACTGGAGAAGAAAATTGAATTGGCGCGAGCTACAACGAAGGCTTAACACACTTACTGAGGAGGAACTATGGAACCTGATCGAAGCGGAACTGAATGGACAACGGCGCGTGTCGCTGATCGAGCGTATGCACATGCGGGTGGCAGCATTACGCACTACCCGCGAGAGGCTGGATCTCTTGAAACGTGCGACGCGGTCTACGCCGTAGGCGTGGCCACTGACGTGCAGAAGACGTGGCGCCGGTACGGTTGGGTGCCACCGTCAGAGCTGCCGGAGTACCATGACAAATGGGCGCGCGCCCAACAACCCACACGCATTTCGGAGGTCGGACGTGGTTGATTACAGCGAAGGTTACTTGAACTTAAAACGCATGGTGGACGAGATTTGGCAGGCCATCATGGAGAACGACATGACCCGCGCACGCGACATCTGCGCGGCGACTGTGGTTGAGGCGCGGCTGTTGCGGCACCAGATTGGCATTCAGAGCGAGGGCCGGCATGGCAGCGATGGTCAAGGTTGAGCGCTACCTGCGTGACCGGAAGCGCCCGGTCACATCTCAGCAGATTGCCAATTATTTTATGTACTGCCGATCAACCGTTCAGAGGGCACTTCATGACCTTGAGCAAACAGGCAAAGTCAAGCGCACCCCGCAGCGCGCGTGGATCATCTGTTGCATGGCCATTCCCCCGGTGGCCGCTCCCGTCGAACCCGAGCCTACCCCACAGCGAGCCACCTACAACCGACCGACCCTTAACTCGTACCCGCACGCACGCGGATATGACGACTGAACTTGGAGAAGCAAAATGGTAGACATGGTGAACCACCCGCCGCACTACACACGCGGCGGCGTGGAGTGCATCGACGCGCTGGCGTCAGCAACCGCTGGGCTGGAAGGGCTGGATGCGGTCTGTACGGCTAACGCCATCAAGTACCTGTGGCGCTGGAAGCAGAAGAACGGCGTCGAGGATTTGCGCAAGGCTCAGTGGTATATCGCTAAGCTGATTGAGACATCTGTAACGCCGCAGTTCGACCTTCCTCTACGCGACGTGCCCAACCCCGACCGAACGTGGGCCAAGTGGGTAGCGTCTGAAGATAGACAAGACGACTGTCTTGGAACTTGTTGATGACCTCTGCCGCCGGCACGGCCGCGATCGCCCGCAGCGTAAGCGGACCGATTGCGCCGTCCGGCGTGGCGCCGATGGCTTCTTGTAAGAGCTTGGCCGCGCGGCCTGGCCCACTGTTGATTGCGGTATCAAAGACGACGTAATCCACACCTGCGGGCAGCTCGTCGGCTTTCACCTTGCCCCAGTACCGTTCCCTGTAGAGCGGCGCCACGTCAGCCGGCGTCAGCGCCCGCATCTCGTCCTCGTCCACCGGGCGCCCGCACCAGCGCTCCCAGGTTGTCTTGGTGCAGCCGAGGTTGGTGATGCC